AACTCAAGCTGTGCAAAGTCAGCTTCCATTACCTTGCCACCATCGAATCGTGACACAAACACTTTCTTTACAGGGAACGTACCGCCACGTGGCATGTTCTGCATGTTAGGGTCAGCACCAGAGAAGCGACCAGTAGATGTGCGATGTTGTAGTAACCGCACATGCAACTTGCCATCCTGCTTTGTGTAGTTGCTGATACCCTCAACGAATGATGATAGGTATGTATCAACTGCACTAAGCCTACGCACCTTGTACAAGAAGTCAACGGCATCAGTCATGCCACGCTGCTTGGCAGCAGACTCTAGTATCTCAAGGTTTTGTTTGCTGGTACTGAAACCATTTGCGCTAGCCCACTTAGGTGAAGGTGGTTTGAACTTTAGTCCAGCCACATCCACAGTATTACTAAGCAGATAACCATCCCCACTACAGGTCTGACATTTATTAGTGTTGGCAAATGGTGTTCCATCTTTCTTTACCTTTCGTATCTGTCCTGTGCCACTACAAGTCTGGCACTGTTGTGCTACCGTTTTGTACAGACGTTCTGTGCCGCCAGCAATCAAGCTGCGGAAGTCTTCGTCTGACATATAAGGGTCAATAGCATTACCCCAATATGGTTTGTCTGTCACTTTGCGGCTATAGATAACCCAAGACAACTGCTCTGGACTGTTGAGGTTGATAGGTGTGTCACCCATAACCCTACGTACATGAGCCTGTAGGTCAGAGATTAGCTGTTGCTTCTCTTGTTCAAATTCTTGCCGCACCTCGTCCAGCTTAGACAAGTCAACAGCAAAGCCTGTCTGGTATATCTTAGTCAGGCACTTGGCTACACGATTAGTAAGTCGTGCAGTAGATAGCAAGCCAGCATCGGCTACACTATTAAGACGCTGCCATAGCTTATCAGCAAGCTGCTGTGTAGCATGAAGGTCAGCGGATAGGTACTCACTCAACTCCGCATGTGGTATGTCACGAGTATTATAACCACGCTTGAAGTAATCCTTGAGTGTGTCTTGCTTCTTAGTGTCTAGGTTGTACCGTTCAGCACAAGCCTCAAGAGATAGTGGTTCCTTCAAACCACGTTGAAGTACATACTCAACAAGCATAGTGTCAAACACTGCGCCATCATACTTGAAGCCTGACTCCCACAGCCATAGCAAGTCATGTGCTACGTTATGGCAGATGAGTACAGTGGTCTGGTCAAGCCAGTCTTGTACGACTACGTGACCGTCTGCATCTGCATTAACCTCACTGTGGTCAAAGGTAACGATGCGTTCTTCGCCTCTGTCATTGAGCATACCAACCATAGTCAGTGAGTTGTCAGGCTCAAATGGGTCAAGGTGTAACTTACCGTCACGTTTGGTAGTTGTATTCTCTACATCAAGTGTTAGTTTCATATCTGTTCATCCTTACTTTTCCTGTCAGGGTTAGAGGAATCTGGTAGAACATCTCACCAGAAGCTACATATTTATTACGTACCTCTACTGGTGTCAAGTCTTTAATGTCCTCTGACTTAAACATAAGTGCATTAGACAATTCATTATTCCATATGAAGAACAGTGTAGGTGATGTAAAGAACTTCCTCTTTCGTTGTGGTAGCTGAACTGTCTCATAAGGAAACACCTCACCCTTCCATACTGTCTTTACCTCACACTCCACATAGAACTTACCCTTGCTGCCTTCAGCAATCAAGTCCTGTCCATATGGGTCAGGGTTCTCCCATATCTCATACCCTCTTATCTGCATGTACTCCATTGTCCTCACACGTGCAGGCTTGTCGTGCTTGCCGTGCAAGGCTTCATTAAATTGTTTAGTTGTCATCCCTCATACCTCGCTGTCTGGTAGTTAAGGTCTACGTTTACCATACCGTGCCAGCCATTCAGCTTGTTCTTCACGATGTTGATATGACGTAGTGGGCTGTCTTCCTCTTGGCCTTCCACACTAGGTGACTTGCCAATCAGTATCATAAGGTCAGCTTCTGCTGCCTTACCTGTTCGTGAACCCTGCATCATAGACTGGTTAAGCTGTGACCTGCCCTCTGCCTCTGCAGATAACTGTGACATATAGAACACAGCACAGTCGTATGTCTTGGCAATCTGTCTAGCATAGATAGCGCAAGCAGCAAGTGCTTGGTCTTCTCTGGCATAGCTACCGCTAACACCAAACTTATCACCCATGTCAAGCACGAGGATATCAGGATTGTTAGCTTTACAGACGGATTCAACCCATGCCATGTCACGACCACCAGCATCCTTAATCCTGATGTTATTCATCACAGGCTCATACAATGCTCTGGCTTTGCTCATGTTATCACGTACCTCACGAGCAGTCATGCCAGCAGCAGCAGTCAAGTATCTAGCACCGACACGGTGAGTAGGCTCTTCGTTACACAGGATGATGCACTTAGCACCTTGATGTGCAAACCCACCCGGCGCAGCAATCAAGCTGGCATGGAAGGATGTCTTGCCTGTGTTTGGTCTTGCACCTACTTCGATAAGCTGACCGCCAGACACACCCTCAACCTTACGCATCACACTAGGTATATTGAATTGCCAACGTGCTTCCAACTCAGCTTTAGCCATGAGTGTTTCAATACTGATGTCATCCCACTCAATGTTGAGGTTAGGTATGAAGTCATCACCGTAACGCTCAAGCAAGTTGCGTAGCTTCTCAAGTGTAGCTGCATCACCATTGACCATATCAAAGCCAATGTTAGCAACGTCCTCGCCAACTACCTGCTGGAATAGTTTAGACAGTACCTCTTGTGCAATGTCACTACCCATAGGCTGCTCACGTTTGATGGATGCAAACATAGATGCATAGCCTTGCTTCTGTGCAGTGGTTAGTGTTGGGTTGTTAGCCATGAACAAAGCCTCGACCTCATCAGGTGTGACAGTACGCTCGTACCTATCCATAGCTGTGTCGATAGCCTCTTTAATCTTACGTGCATCCTTGCTGAACAAGCGTGGTGGGCATTTGCTACCACGGTGGTCATCGTAGAATGACTTATCCATAAGGCTTCTAATGATTGATAATTCCATGTAGGTTCTCCATATCTGTCGGGTTACGATATTTCAAATCATCTTTCAAACGTAGGACACGAACATCGTTCACGTGTCCACGTAGTTCCTTTGCCATCTGCAAAGTCTTGGGTAGCGCATCGGGGTCTAACGCTATGATTGCTGTTGAGAACTGTGCAAGATACCCTTTATGCGCCTCTTGTAGAGATGTTCCAAGAAGCGCAACCCCGACAAAGGAACCGTAACCAACAACGGCTGCACTCACACAGTCCTCAACAACTACTGCGACATTACCATGTCCTGAGACATAAGGCAAGCCACTTTTTCCATATCTTTTCCATTTAGGTAGACGCTTGCCGATAGCACGGCCTGTCGCATCTACAATCCTGCCATCATGTATGACAGGAAATACTACACGGTCATCCTTTACATCGTACATTACACCCAACTCATCGGGGTCTAGCTTGTAGCGGAAACAGAAGTTAAGTACTGTACGCTTATCCCTATGCGGTACGATGTAACTAGGCAATTCAAATGGCTCTGTAGCGAATTGCTCCGCACCCAAGAAGCCAGAACGTATGTCATCTACTGATAGGTGGACACGAGTACCGCCGCCCACTGTGCATGATACCTTGTAGCAGTTCCACACAAGGCTACCCATGTTGTTGGTCACAGTGAAGGTCTTGATACCACCACACTCAGGGCAGTTCATACGTTTAGTCTCACCATTAGATAAGTCTAATCCATTTACTATCTTATATATATCACTCATATAATACTCACTTTCGTTGCGGCAGTTAAGTGCTTTTACCATGTGCTTTACGAGTTGTCAACGCATTATTTGCACTGGCGAATGTATTTTTCATGTAAGGTTTAACTGACTGTGGGTTACTATGTCCTGTAACCGACATGATTTGTCCCATAGGGACACCAGCTTCAACCATTTGTGTCGTACCAGTGCGGCGTAAGTCCATCAGCCGTAGTTCCTCAGACAGCCCAGCTTGCCGCATGACAGCCCTTCCAGCTTTTGATAGGCGTTCCATGCTGTAAGGATGGTACTGCCCCTGTACGGGCGTTGTACGGGGAACAACGTAGGGTTGAAAGCCAAAGTCCTGCTCCTGTTGGACAAGCATCTCAAGCAAGTCATCTTCGATGGGTAAAGTTACCTCTGCCCTGCGCTTAGACTGCTCAAGATATAGCTTGCGTTCATCCAAGTCAAAGTTATCCCACGTCAGCAGACGCATATCGCCTAGTCGCTGACACCATTCGTATGCCATGTGTACAATTAGGCCAAGGCTGCGCCACTGAAACTCACTGTATGCAGTGTCAAGAAACTGACGCACATCATCCTCAGTCCACACAACCTTGCGTTGTGCAGGTGTCTTGCGCCTGACACTGGCAAAAGGGTTGACCTTGGTATACTCCATGTCAATAGCGTAGCGATACACGATGGATGACACAGTGCAGATGTGGTTGGCGAAGCTGATGCCACGCTCAACCCACTCTTCATAAGCGTGTTTAGCTTGCTTGCTAGTTAGCTTGTCAAAGTTTACATCACCAA